CGCCGTCCTCGGGCAGCACGTCCCGCTCGATGGCACCCTCAATCCGCCGCAGCCACGGGGCGATGGTGAACTTCTCGAACGACACCATTTCGCTCTGTAAATTCCCCCAAGTTGCTCTGCCCAACTCTTGGATCATGTGTGGAGGCATCCGCCAGATGCGGCAAATCGCAAGCAGCGATTGCATCCACAGTTCCGCCAACTGGCTTTCCTGATTGGTCGCCGTGATCGTGTCGGCCTTCAGGCCGTTGCTGAGGACCGCCGTCTCGCCAGCGTTCCTCGCCCCCTTGTGCCGGGCGTTCCACGACTCGCGGAGCCCACGCCGCTGCTCTTCGTTGAGCACCTGGTCGGTGGTCAGGATGAGCCCCGGCTGAGCGTTGTTCCGGTAGAACGTGGCCGCGTAGCCCTCCAGGCTGCGGGCCAGGCTGATCGCGTCCCGGCCCAACTCGATCGGCACCTCACCCCGAATGCCGTCGAAGGACAACCACGGAATGTGGCAAATCTGGTCATCGCGGTAGATGGTCTGCCGGCCCGTCTGCGGGTCCGTGTGTAGGTACGTCTTCGTGCCTTCGTCGTCCGCCTCGACCTTATCCATGCCGGCCGGGTTCAGCGGCCGCAGTTCGGTCACCTGCCCATCGGGGCCGCGGAACTTGTACTGGTAGGAACTGCCGTAGAACCCCATGTGCAGGCAAATCTGCTCGACCCACTGGTAGCGGGTCTGGTAGCGGTTCGGCCGCTTGGCGAGCACGTTGTAGATCGGCAAGTCCTTGGCCCGCTCCGACGTGTATTCGTCACGCTTGCGGTAGACGTGCAGCGGCAGGCAGGCGACGGTCTCAGCCACCACGCGAGCACACGCCATGTAGGCCGCCGTCCGCATGGCGGTCTCGGGAGTCACCCGCACGCCAGACTCGGCGGCAGCCGCAACAAGGTCATCCCAGCGGCTCATCCGCGTTTCAAGCCAGCGAATCTCGGGGAGCGTCGCATCCATGCGGTTGTCACCAGAAGGACAGTTCGGGCATCGCCTGCGGCGTCAGGCTTTCGCCCATGTGCGAGCCAATCGCCATCACCAGGGCAACCATGCCGTCGATGCGTTCCGTGCTCTTGGCTTTGCTGGGCTTGATGTTGCCGGCCGGGTCGCTCTGTACCGCTACGTTTCCTGCCTGCCAGCCTAGCACCGGATGTCCAGCGTGCCGCAGTTTGCCGTCGATCGTGAGTGCCTCCAGACGCTTCGCCGGGGCACTCATTGACGCGAAGCCCTGTCCGAACATCTGCACCGGCAAGCCCTCGGCCACGAGCTCCTGTGCCAGCATGGTCGCGTTCCACCTGTCGATGGCGATTTGCTTGGGCTGGAACCGGCCGCAGAACTCCAGAATGTCCCGCTTGATCGTGGCGTAATCGGTGCTCTTGCCGTCCGTCAGCCGCAGAAACCCGTCCCTTGCCCATTGCGTGTACGGCACCCGGTCCACCCGCTCCCGCTCCAGGGCATTCGCCTCGGGGCACCAGAACATCGGCACCACGTCGTACCGGCCAGACTCGTCTGGGAACACGGCCACGAACGCCGACGTGTCCCACGTACTCGCCAAGTCCAGCCCCGCCCAGAACGGCCGCCCCTCCAGCGGCTCGAGCTCCCCGCCGCAGGCCGCCCACTGGTCAGGACGAATCCAGCGGATGTCGCTCGTAGTGGGAATGTTGAGCCGATACCGCAGGAAAGCGTTGAGCTTGGTTGCGGAGTTCTCGGCCTCCTTGCAGTCGGCGGCAAATGACTCCTCGCTGATCGTCTCGCCGAGCGACGGGTTGGCCTTGTGCCAGACCTTCGGAGACTTCCAATCATCCTCCCTGTCAGCCGCGTAGATGCAACCGAAGAACGACGGGTCATACGCGGGGTCGGCAATGCACCGCTCCGCGTAGTCGTGCTGGTCGTACCAGAGGTGCGTCTTGTTCGCCTCGCCAGCAGTCGTGATCGACAGCACCAGCGGCTGCCGCCGGGCGGCACCGCCGTACCGCAGGGCATCCCACAGTCGGCGGTCGCCCCGTTGCGCGTGGAGCTCGTCGAACAGCAGGCAGTGAATGTTCAAGCCCTCGGCCCGAAACGCATCCGCCGACAAGACCCGGTAGAACGAGTTGCTCGCCTTGTGGATGATCGTCTTCCGTGAGTCCAGCACCTCGAGCACCTTGCTCAGTGCCGGCGACGAGCGGACCATCGACGCGGCTTCGCGGTAGATGATGCCGGCCTGCTCGCGGTCCGACGCCGCACCGTAGATTTCCGCCCCGGCTTCGCCGTCCGCGAGCAGGGTGTACAGGCTGATGCCGGCGAGTAGCGTGGACTTGCCGTTCTTCTTCGGGATCTCGATGTACGCCTGGCGGTACTGTCGCGTACCGTCCGGCTTACACCGACCGAAGATTTCTCCTAGTACGTACCTCTGCCACGGCAACAGCAGGAACGGTTGCCCGGCAGTCTGGCCCTTCGAGTGCTTCAGCACCGTCTCGAAGAAGCGGTACACCCGCTCGGCCTTCGCCTGGTCGATGCCAGGGCGATGCCTAGCCGTGGGCGGCGAAGAACTCTTCGAGCTCGTCCTTTTTGACTTCGACTTGCGTGGCAAGCTTCGTTCTCGACGAGGGGGTCAGCCCGAACTCAGACAGCAGACTAGCCTTCATGGCAACCAGCGAGCGGTACATCGGCCCGGCCGGGTTGGGCTTGACGCCGCCCAGGTCCGTGTGCATCACCGCCCCGCCTGCCCGCAGTTGGAGTAGGCACGATTGCTCGGCGGAGTGGACTTCGCACAACGTCGCCAAGGCTTCGCCGTCGCCGGTCGTCAGGACACCCATCCGAGTCAGGATGCCGGCGAGCTCGTGCCACTTGGCCACGGCCACCTCGTCAACCGCCAGACGCTCGGGCATCGGCGGGACACCCGGCGGCATGCTCGGCTCGCGGCCGACACGCTTTTTTGCGGTCCCCTCAAGAATCCGAAGGCCCGTCGGTTTCGGTCGCCGCCCTGCTTTTGCCATGGTGGCCTCCTGCTAATCGGCCGGCTAAGGGCACGTCCCGTGCCGCTAAATGTGTAAAAAACCCCTGCGATTTCGATCCCGCGTACGCGCGGTGCACGCACGCGGTCTGTGTTTCACGGCCAAAAGTTTTCACGTTTTCCGGCTGCCATTGTGGCTGTTGCGTCTTGCAACACTGAACCCCTCATGCCTTGAATGGCACGACACGCACAGCACCCGCAGGTTGGATACCTCATCGGTTCCGCCTTGGCGCTTGGGCACGATGTGATCGACATGTGCCCGCTTCCCATGCACCAAGCACCCACACACCTGGCACTGGTAGCCATCCCTCAGCAGCACCTCTCGCCGTGCCGCCTTCCACCCTTGCGAGCAGTAGCCCCGCTGGTGAGCGTTCGGCCTGCCGATGTCGGGAGCCCTTGGCTTGGGCTTCCTGTTGACCCACGGCGGCCTGAACGTCGGGATGCGGTCCGGCACGTCTAGCCCTTGAACACGGCGGTCCCGATGGTGCCCGTGCTGTTCGTGGTGGCCGACAGCAGCTTGATGTACTGCGTGGCAAACACCTCGTCTGGCAGGGCATAGGCACGACCGTCAGTGGTGGACGCCGCGAGCGTCACCTTTACCACGGCCCCATCCTTGTCGTACAGCTGGAAGAACGGGCCGTTGCTCGCATCGCTGGCCCAGATGTTGATCTGCGTGGCCGCGGTCAGCATGGTGCCGACCTCGATGTGCCCGCCTGCCATGTCGAGCATAGGCAGCGTGTTGGCGACCGATGTAGCGGTCGAGAGCGTGAAGCCGAACGTCTTGCTCTTGCGGCGAATGCGGACTTCCGACATGGCTAGGACTCCTTGTGAGGCACGGGTGCGGCCCGGTGCATGGCCTTTCGCTTCAGCCTACCGCAGGACAGTCACGGCATCGGTGGTTGCGGGGGCAGCAAAGCCAAGGCATCTGCCCACGGAATGACTTCGACGGCTGGCAACAAAATTGCCCTGTCGGCGGCTTCCCACATCGCCTCTAGCAGTCCTCCCGGCCGAACTTCTGTCAGCACATCGGCACAGAGCATCAGACGGCCATCAGTCATGACGCGCGGCATGGGCACACAGTTGGGCGAGCCGTGTTGGGCGTGGAGTTTCGCCAGCCTCGCGGCCAGTTGCGGAGTGAAGACCAGTGCCAGTTGCTTGGCGTCGGCGTCACTGATAGGGATGGTGAGGTCTGCGAGGGTCATGCTCTTCCCAGCGCCGTCAGAAGCGTCGTCCAGATGGCGTTGTAAGTTCCTACCTGCGAAGCGGTCATGTTTTCGCCGATTGTGTAACCAGCCAGCCTCGCGTTGGTGTAAAACGCAAACGTGCCCGCATTCTGCCCAACAGCAAATATTGCGAAAGCCGCAGTTATCGCTGTGTCGTTTCCGGCGCCAGCTGCGCCGGTTGCGGACCCATTTGCGTACATAGTAGTGCCGCCAGCGCCGCTCACATTGTTGACTAAATATAGACGCTTTAGAACTACTGTTCCATTATCAGCACCTCCAGCGTCGCCGGCATCGGTGTAGGTATACGCCCCGGCCAAAGTCGTTGGGCTGCTTATATACGGCGCATACAATCCGCCGTTGGCCGGCGAGCCGCCGTTGCGCACTCCCATGTAGTAGCGGAATGCCGTTGTGCCTATGGAGTTTGGAATAAATCCAACGTGCCTACCGCTTCTAAAATTGGCAGCAAGCCCGGTATTCAGGACTTTTGTGCTGCCGTTGCCAATCAGGCCGCTTGTGGCAGAGTAGTCTCCGCTGACGAAGTTGAAGTTTGTGTCTGTTGTGTTGCCCTGCACTGAGCCGGAAAACGATGTCGCCCGGTAAAGCGGCACCAAGGCCGCCGATAGGTCGTTTCCGGCCATCGGATTCACCCGCCACAGCAGCGACCGCAATCCAGCCGCGTCGATGCTGCGACAGAACGTCGTCACGGCCGTCATCGTCGATTCCGACACGGTGCCGCCGTTGGCGATCACAGCAGTTTTCCACGCCAACGCTTCAGGGTGGCCGCTAGCCCGTGGCCTCAACAGCCGTCCATTCATCCCCATCACTTGGTCTCCCGTGGCTGAAGTGCGTACAGCAGCCGCGTCTGTTCTTGGACGGCCTCAGCAATGCCCTTCTGCGTCTCGCTGAGCTGCCGAACAAAAGTCCGGTGTTCCTCAACGAGCGGCAAGAGAACGTCGTTCCTGAGCACCCAGCCCGCTGCCAGGGCGACCAAAGTGGGAAACCCCCACCGCTCGATGATGCCGTACACGGTTTCTCTTGTTGCTTCCGTCATGGCGCTTCCTGCATGGCTTGCATCGCTGCCCGATTCTCCCGGCTTTCGAGCCACCAACGAATCAGAATCTTTACGATCTCGCTGATTAGGGCGGACAGGACGAGCGTGAGGATGATGCCCATGCCGTACTGCTGCCGTCGTCTGGCAAGGCTCTTGGCGTAGATGCTGCCGAACGCCTGGATCTCGCCGCGGTCGCTCCTGGCCAACGCGGCCGACGGCCAGTCTCGCACGGCGTCCGCCACGATGCGGCTGACAACGCGTCGTCCTGCGGCGTGCTTCCGCACGCTCAAGTGCGACCAGACGTAGGCGTTCAGTTCGTCGCGGTTCACGGGCACCTCCCGTCCTTGCACGCCTTGCCGGTGCCCTTGCACACGGGGCAGGGAATCACGATGCGTCCATCAGTGCTGAGCTTTCCGGTGCCGAGACATTGGGCACACTTGCCGTCTGGCGTGGGCTTAGGCGGGGCTGGCGTCGGGGCTGGCTCGTGCCGCATCTGCACAACCATGCGGGCCGTCTCCGCGGCCAGATCAGCGGACACGCCGTGATCCGATGGCAGCGTGGCGACGCATCCGGCAAACACGACAAGAAACGCCAAGACGTAACGCATCACATGATTCCTCGCAGCCAGTTGTCAGGCAGGGCGGTCGGCTTGAATCCGCTGTAGCCCGCGTAGACGTAGGAGTCACGGCCAGACAGCATCCGGTCCACGACCGCAGCATCGACCCAGAACGAGCAGTTGCGGACGACCTCGGGCATGTCCTCGGGGTAGTGCTTCCCGGTGGTGTTTGAGTCGCCCCACGAGTTGGCACAGAGCAGGCCGGGCCGCTTGCCGAAGCGGACGCCGATGAAGCACATGCAGTGCCACCACACGCCACCGGCCTTGCAAAACCCGTCGGCGTCGCGGGACATGCTGAAGCCCTGCCCGCTACAGACGACGACCGGGTAGCCGTTGCTGATCGCAGCCGCTGCCTCGTTGAAGTTCGTGGCCAGCGTCGTCTCGCTGCACCGCCGATCCTTGGCGAACGGCTCGAGCACGTCGGGCACGCCGTTGCGGCCCCACTCACGATCACGGGCCTGCTTGCCTTCCTCGCGAATGACCACGCCGCCGTAGTCCACGCCGTAGTGCAGGCAGCCAAGGTCGCGGACGCTCTTGGCGGCATGGAACCCGGTGGACCCGTCGCCTCCGGTGTTCGACCGCTGGCCTCGGGCCTCGACCCGGCTAAACCCGTACAGGCTCGCCTCGATCGTGCGGCCCTTCCACGCCTCCGGCTCTTTCCGCCAGTGGATATCGCAGGCGGCGAGCACGTCCACGGCGAGCGACGCGCCCCAGCCGACGCATGAACCGACGTTACCCTGCGAGCCGCGCCGCCAGTTCCGGTCGCACGCCAACAGCGCCGGGTAGAGCATCACGTCTTCGCCGGCCGCTCGCAGGTCAGGGCCGGCTTGTGCGAGCGTCGGGTGCCTCAACGTGGCGACGAACGACTCAGCACCTTCGGGGTCGGGGATGTACCCCATGCCACGGTCGGCCATGCGTCAGCCCCCTGCCCACGCCAGGGCTTTCGCCAGTTCGACGTAGCGGCCTCTAGTGTCGGCGGTGACCGGAACGTCGTCCGTGCCGACGGTGGCCGCGTAGGCGGCCTCCACGGCCCCCCTGAGCGATTCCTGGCTGCCTGGAGCGTGACCGCCGATCCGCCGCCAGGCGATGTCGATGGCGATCGAGGTGAACGCCCGCAGTTCGCGGGTGTCGCGGATAGCCGGCTGAATGGCTGTCGCCTCAGCCGCCACTACGACGCCAGCCTTCGACCAAACGTCACGCCACAGTGCCCGGTCGGACGCCGGGAGTGACCGCAGAGCGTCGGCGACCGGCTGCACCGTCTGACGCATGGTCTCGCTGGGCACGTCCACCGTGGCCGGCGGCGTCGGCAGCTTGGGCAGCGACGGCAGGTTGCCCCACGCAGCCCACAGGATCAGGCAGGCGGCGACTGCCCGGCCGGCGGTGCCGGCGTAGGGGCGGGCCCGCTTCCAGGCTTCAGCGATCCACGGGCGGGCTTTGCTGAGGTGCGGGCCAGCGACGATAACAACCGCCGCCACCACCGCTGCGAAACGAACGAGATCATGGCTCATCGCAGCCCCTCGGCCAGTGTCAGGAGCTCGCGGACCAAGGCTTCGCCCTGCGGCGTCTTTAGCACGTCAGCCAGGCGGGACACGATCCGGTCGTCAAGTTGGCTCTTGGTCTTCGTGGCGAGCCACTCGCCAGCCTCAGACACGACGATAGACCGCTTGTACGGGTCGGTCTCGGCCATGAACCGCTGGCCGTAGGCGAGCAGCGGCGACCACGCCTGCAGAAGTGCAATCTGTTGCCAGATTGAGAGATTCGCCCCATAGCGGGCGAGTTCGTCGGGCGTGGCTTCGTAGCTGGCCATGCGATGCGTCCTCCGTGACGTGATCGAGCCGCGGCTGTATGCCCCGTCCGAGTGACAGATGCCCACCGAATGAATCGGAATCTGCACCTCGATCCGGCCGCCCTTGGCTCGTTGAAAGCCTGCCATCTGCGGCCTCCGGGTGCTTTCAGCCTAACACCGACCATGCGCTGCGGCCTGATTTGCCGCCGCACGAAGCATCGCCATTTTCGCCGGCACACCGATTGTCCAGTTGGCATGCCAGACCACGGCCGTACTC